CCAAGATTGGTGCTTGTAAGGTTAGGACTCTAATGGAATCACTAGAACCTAAAGACCAAGAGATACTGAAACAGGCAATAAACAATCCAGATTGGCCAACGCTAACCTTGGCAGAGGCACTTACAAAGAGGGGTTTGCTAATCAGCGAATCACCTTTGAGAAAACACCGAGCGAAAAGGTGCACCTGCAATGCTTGAAAACTTAGAGCCAACCCCAAGGATTACGGCCCCGAAGGATTGGCGACCAGCGGTGGAGTTCGATGGCACAAGCGGACAAGCCACCACTCCACCAACAACCGGCGACCAGCCAGATTTCACCCAGTTTCTAATAGACCAAGGCTTTGACCCTGAGAGAGTAGAGATCTATGGCCCTGTTAGAACTTCACGCTGGCAACAGCGAGAGGGTGGGGACTGGCTGGTTAGCTGGCGGTTCAACTTCCGCAACAAGACAGAAGCAGACATTGACTTGCCGACACTTTATGCTCAGGCAAAGCGAGCAGTCAAAGTTGCAAAGCCAAAAGAAAAGAACGACAAAGCTGTTGTTGTCTGTTGGTCAGATACTCAGACAGGTAAAGCCGGTGACATCAGAGGTGGAACCCCTGAGCTAATCGAACGCATTGCAGAAAAGCAAGCAAGGCTAGATGACTACCTGAAACAAGAAAAGCCTGACCACATCTACTTCCTAAATGTCGGTGACAGCATCGAGGGCTTTGAGTCAGGTGGAAACCCCAACAGGACTAACGACCTCAGCTTGATGCAGCAGGTTGACCTTGAGGCAACCTTCGAGTGGGAAACCCTAAAGCTACTTGCCAAACACGCACCAATAACAGCAGCATCAGTCGGCTCGAATCATTGTGCCTGGAGAGCTGGCAAGCTCAAGCTCGGCACTCCAACCGATGACTGGGGCATCCACATCCAGCGACAGCTTGCAAGGCTCGCTCAAGAGGTCGGTCTGCCAGTGAGATTCTTTGAGCCACAAGCTAACGATGAATCACTTGCCCTAGATGTTTGGGGCGATAACCAGATGATCCTTGGGCTAGTGCATGGACACCAAGCAGCTCGACCTGACGGCATTGTGCAATGGTGGCGGAATCAGTCGCATGGCAACCAACCAGTCAAAGATGCCGACATCCTGATACATGGCCACTTCCATCACCTAACTGTCAAAGAGTCAGGCAGACGCAACGACCACAGCCGATGGGTTATCCAATGCCCAACACTTGATGCTGGTTCAAGCTGGTACAGGCTTGGCATGGGTGGAGATGACAGCGATCCAGGACTTCTCGTATTCCCTTTAGTCAAAGGTCAACACTTTACTGGGACTGTTTACAAGCTATGAAAATAGGTAGCTTATTCAGCGGTTATGGCGGTCTTGACTTAGCTGTATCAAAGGTGACAGGGGCAACAGTAGCTTGGCATTGTGAGTGGGAGGATGCCCCTAGCAAAGTGCTTGAGGCTAACTTTCCTGGTGTGCCTAACTACCGAGATGTGAGCAAGGTTGACTGGCACTCAGTAGAGCCTGTTGACATACTTACAGGGGGCTTTCCTTGTCAGGACTTATCACTAGCTGGCAAGCGTGCCGGACTACAAGAAGGAACTCGATCGGGTCTGTGGTCAGAGTTTCACAAAGCAATAGACATCCTCAGACCATCACTTGTTGTAATCGAAAATGTAAGGGGCTTACTAAGTGCAAAAGCAGATAGCGGTCTGGAATACGGACCTGAAATTATGGACCAAGCCGAACGAGGTGCTGTTCTCCGAGCACTTGGAGCTGTTCTCGGGGACTTGGCCGACATCGGGTATGACGCAAAGTGGCGTGGCGTACGAGCTTCCGATGCAGGTGCACCACACCAACGCTTCCGAGTATTCATCACTGCCTACCCCAACAGTAAGTGACCAATACACAGGCAACCTTGCAAGCACACAACAAAAGCCAGGCTCTATGCACTCAGTCACCTTGGCTCAGGTGTTCAAAAAGATTGAATTGTTTATGACACCTGTGGCTACCGAGGGCACCAAAGCACCATCGCAACAAACGAGTGAAGTCAAGGGAAAGACAGGACAAGTATGGCTATCAAATCAAGCCAAAGACTTATCGCTACTGCCGACAGCAACTGCAATACAGAGTCGTAATGCAACATCAGGAAGGCAACCAGGATCAAAGCACCACTCTGGCACAACGCTAAATGATGTGGCTTACTCAGGTAGTTGGGGAAAGTTTGAGCCAGCCATTAGACGCTGGGAAACCATCCTTGGCAGACCAGCCCCAGAGCCAACGAAGCCAGACGGAAAAGATGGAAACCATCGCCTCAGCTCTAAGTTCACAGAGTGGATGATGGGCCTACCTGATGGCTGGATAACCGGACATGACCTAAAGCGTAATGATGAGCTAAAGCTTGCAGGTAATGGAGTAGTCCCACAGCAAGCTGAGCTAGCCCTAAGACTTTTGCTAGAGTTGCCAGAAGAAAGAGAGAGATGACCTACCAAATACTTCATGGCAACAACCTAGACATCTTGCCAACCCTAGCCGACAACAGCATTGACTCAATAGTCACCGATCCACCCTACGAGCTTGGCTTTATGGGTAAGAAGTGGGACTCATCGGGCATCGCTTATTCTGTTGAGCTCTGGCAACAATGCCTAAGAGTGCTAAAGCCAGGTGGACACTTACTTAGCTTTGGTGGGACACGCACATATCACCGAGTAGCAGTAGCTATTGAGGATGCAGGGTTTGAGCTTAGGGACTCGATTGCTTGGCTGTATGGGTCAGGGTTTCCTAAGTCGCTGGATGTTAGTAAGGCGATTGACAAGCGTGGTGGTGAATCTATCGGTTGGTTTGGTGAGTGGTTAAGGGCTTGGAGAAAACAAAACAACATTAGCCAAAAGGAAGTCGCTGCCCTGTTTCCAAGTAAGTCGGGCAACCTAACGGGCTGCGTTGCTAACTGGGAGCTTGGCTTAAACCTTCCAACAGCCGAGCAGTTCACGATTATTTGCCGACACTTCAATTTGCCATTTGAGTCCATTGAGGAAGCTCAGCGAGAAGTCATCGGCTCAAAGATGTCAGGCATAGCTAACAAGGATGAAAAAGAAAGACACACGATAGGGGCAAGCAAGGCAATACAAGTTGACATCACTGCCCCAGCAACACCAGAAGCTCAACAATGGCAAGGATGGGGAACAGCACTAAAGCCAGCCTTTGAGCCAGTCATAGTTGCCAGAAAACCAATAGAAGGAACAGTTGCGAACAATGTCCTCAAGTGGGGCACAGGTGGGCTGAACATAGATGCAAGCAGGATAGTTGCAGAGGACCAAGAAAAACTAGAAAAGAACTGGGATAGAAGCCAAAGCCATGCTGCAAAAGAGGGTCGCCATTCAATGTCAGGTGGGCTAAATACCATCAACTTATCTGGGTACAAAGCTGAGGGTAGATGGCCAGCCAATGTCATCCTTGACCCTGACACAGCACAGCTACTAGATGAGCAGAGTGGGACAAGTAAAAGCCCTAAACCTTATGTTGCCGAGGGATACAAAGAAACCTCAATGTTTGGTGTTGGTGGTGTGAATCACGCTAGAGAGTTTGGGGATAGCGGTGGAGCATCTAGATTCTTTTATGTAGCTAAAGCATCAAAGCGTGATAGGAACGAGGGGCTTGAGGAACTGCCTGAACTTCGCACAGGTGCTATGTCGGCAACAGCTGACGGCACAATGCTTACAGGCTCAGGTAATGAGAGAAACACAAGACGCCAAAACTTTCACCCAACAGTCAAGCCGACAAGCCTTATGGAATACCTAATCAAGTTAGTCACCCCACCTAACGGCACAGTCTTAGATCCCTTCACCGGCTCAGGCTCAACAGGTAAGGCAGCAATCTTGCAGGGCTTTGACTTCATCGGGATAGAGATGACCGAGGAATACTTGCCAATCATTGAGGGCAGACTAAAACACGCTGAGGCCTTAGTTGCCGAAAGAATAAAAGAAACCTCTGACAAACAAAGCGAGGTATTGTTTTGAGTCCTGCATACGACTACAAGTGCCAAGACTGTGGGATGACCTTAACAATCATCAGAGGCATAGCAGACGAGGAACACAAACCTATCTGTATCGGCTGTGCCAAGGTAATGCCAAGAGCCTACGACACTGCACCTGCTGTCACATTCAAGGGAACAGGTTGGGGTAAGGATTGAGGATCTTCCCTAAGCCATGCCTCAAGTGCAAGGCCATCTTTACCGCGAGGTCAGAGTATTGCGAAGGTTGCCGGCTGGAAAAGAAACCAAGGGAACAGAAACCAAGAATTGAAACCCCAGAAAGAAAAGCCAGGAAGCGTCTGCTTTATAACTACGGGTATAAAAAAAGGGCGGGGGCTATCAAGCAAACCGCCACCCACTGCCACCTATGCCAGCAGCCATTCGCCAGTCGCAATGAGATACAAGCTGATCACTTGATTCCAGGTGACCCAAGTAGCCCACTAGCTGCTGCTCATGCTAGGTGCAACGCCAGCAGAGGCAACAAGAAGCTAACCTAATCGCCACAGACAGCTACAAGCCTTGACCAAGCCTTGTTAGCAAAACTTCACAGACAATTACTCAAAACCCTCGTACAAGCCACACACGCCCCCCCACGCCAGGTTCTGATGGGGAGTGGGGTAAATCTTTGCTACATTGCAACCCAACAC